ATTCTATCTCTTAGGCTTAATAGATTCATATCTTGGTAAATTTAACTAATTAAAATTGCAAATATTACAACAAAAATAAGGCATAAATAAAATTAATTTAAAAAAACTTTACTTTTTTAGGTACAAAATTTTTTATTTCGGAAAAAGGGTTTTATATTTGGGTATCGTTAACAATTAAAACAAAACAAAATGAAAAATTCAAACATAATACCTCAAGAAATTAAAAACAATTCACTTGTAAAATCTACTATTTTAGCAATATCTATTATGTGGGATGTTAGAAAAGATAAAGATTTTTTTAATAAATGCAATTGGTTGAATGGAATGCACTCAGATTATGCAGATTGTTTGAGTTTGTTGTTTAAGCATTTTGCAGCTGGAGATGAAAGCGTTAAAAGTTTTGCTAAAAGAATTGCAAATATTAAATAACCCCAAAAAAAATATTAAAAGCCTTGCATTAACTTGTAAGGCTTTTTTAATTTATAGCACTCTTGTATTCCACAAAACTCATTACTTCATCAAAAGGTGTGTTAAAGACTTGGTCTAATCGGTTTAAGTCTTTCTTCCATACCTTCCACCAGGCTACGGAGTACGAAAATACGTTTGATTCTGCAACGTTTGCAAATATAGGGTAGAAGCCCAAGCGTTTAATGTACTCGTTAGTTTTTCCATCTCCGCTTTTAGTTGTAAATGTGGCTGCATATTTATTTTGTGACTCCTCGTAGAACTGAGCAAAAAAAAAGCGCACGAGTAAAATAAATCCATCCTTCCGTACTTCTTTAAAAACTCAATCCGTTCTTCTATCTCTTGTAAATCTTGGTAGTATTCGCCTTCACGCATATAGATGGCAGCTATTATAATTCCTTTGTCTGCATCTTGGTAATCTTCGTATATGCTTAGTAGGCTCATCGTATCCACAAAGTCACCACAGCTTCTTTCACCAAAGTTAGGGATTTCAAACTTCTTGCCTTTAATCTTAAATTTGCGTTTTGGTGTTTCGTTTTGTAACCAGGCAAACTGCATCATAAACAAGTTGTTTACTTTGTCCATATCCATACGCAGTAAATCATCCATTTCTAATCCTATGCTTAAAGCCGACATAGTGCCACACATTGATTCTACGGCAAGTTTTTGGCTTTCCTCAAGTTTGCCTTCCTCAAACAAATCATTTGCCTTTAAAGCGGTGTTTAAATGCTCTTGTGCTTTACTCCATTGCTCAATGTTTACATCGTATCTGCCACTTGGCAGCTTAACATCCTTTTTACTCTTTCCGTTGGCTGTGATTGTGAATGTGTTCATCTTCTAATTTAGCTATTAGTTTATATAATTTGTCCTCATCCTTTTTACTTGATGATAGGTTAATCTTGTCTATTAAATTTAGTATTTGTATTTCAACATCACTCATAAAAATACTTGGTTTTTCTTCTTACCGAATTGATGCCAAATAAAATAACCTCCTGCATCTGTTGCGTGGTCTAATCCTAACGTTTTGTCTGGCTCTCCGTTTCTATATGGTTGTTGTTCTAAACAATCTGTGTACGTTGGGCATTTATAGGTATTAATTAGATAGCTTTTATCTTGCAGTTTTTTGTTCATTGTGTTCACCCTATCTTTTACGTTAGGATTTACCTTTAATGCTCTTACATTTATACCAGCTTTCTTGATTGTATCAATGTCCGTTATACTTGCGCTTGTCTTAACTGCCTTACCGCTTGCATCTGGATAAGCAAATAGCCGATGGTTAGGATAGCGACCTTTTAATATTTGGCATATATCCTCCGTTTTGTACGCATTAACCACCTCATCTACTGCAATAGGATTGCCCTCATCTATAACGTGAACAATTGCAGCCATAGCACCCACGTTGAAATCCAAACCAATGTGCAATATATCTCCATCTTGCACCTCTCTGTCTGAATGGTTGCCATTTCTATCAAAATGATTGTAAACTGCGCCACTCGTTAAGTTGACAAACTCACCCTCTAAATATGCTCTTAATAGTTCTGGTGTGTACGTTTCTTCCAGGCTTTCAATGTAGCTATCTGATATAAAAGGATTGTTTCTTGTGGATGCTCTTATTAACAGCTTACTATCTGTGTTCCGCTTAACAAAGAAATCATAAAGGAATCTAAAGCCTTCTGGTGTGCTTACAAAATCCGTTGCGTTATTGTTGCCTTCTGACTTGACCGAGTTTCTCGCCAATATCTTTACCATTACATCCTCCATCTTTCGCTTTGGCAATACATCTGCTTCATCAATTAAACTGTAACCTACTTCATAGCCTACAATTAGGTCTGGATTGTCCATTGAACGCATTATAATTCTGCCATATGGTGTAATTATATCCTTGTCTGACTTGTTCAGCGTGAAAGGTATGTTAGCTTGTGTAAGTGCTTCTGTGAATTTTGGGAATGCAATATCTTTAATTAATGGATATGTAGGCAAATAATACGCTACATCCACACTCGGAAATTGTAGCTTTTTAGATATTGTTTTCCATATTCCTATGTGACTTTTACCACTACGAAAACCACCAACTAAACCAGTGTGTCGGTGTTGGCTTTCTAAAAACTCGCTTTGATGCTCAAGTAGGTTTACCATCTTTTCCTATAATTCTAAATTGTAATGGCTCTACCTGGTGCGTATTGTCCTGCGTTATTTGTTGTGGTGCTTTTCCCATCAATCTATCCATTGCAGCTTGGTATGCTCTTGTGTCACCCTCATCAAATGCTTTTTCTATTTGCTTCAATGTCATTGCTATGTCAAGAGTGAACTCATTATCCTCTAAATCTATGCCTACTTTGTTAGCTATCACTTTGCACTTATCTAATCTTTCACCACTAATTAAGGCATCTGCTAAATCTTTAAGCGTCTTCTTTTTCCTATGTCCAGCCTTTTTAACTTCTGATGATGGCTGATTATCTTTTGTAAATCCGTTTGTATTTATTTTATTGCCAAAATTTTCTTCCCTACCCATTTGAGTGATTTAAGAGTGATTCATCAAATCTATGCATTTTTTTTGATAATCATTCAAAGCGATTTTTGTAATACAAGTCTTCTGCTATATCTTCTTCCTTTATGCCATCGGTTAAATCATCATTTAAAGGCTTTAAATAGCGTTCTGCGAGTCTATCTATTATCTCACAGCATTTGGCATAGTATTCTTTTTTATTGTCCATATTATTAAAAATTAAAAAGGCTGCCATAAATAAATACAACAGCCTTTAACCAAACCAATTATTCTCTTTTAAAATGGTAATCCACTTGCTTCTTGCTTTACCTCTTTTGTTTCTTCAGTTCTTTGCATTGGATATTTTAGGTTGCCAATGTACACAGCTTTCTCACCAGCTTCCCTTTGTTCTTTTGTTTGGCTGATTTGAATACTTGCATTATTCCCGTATTGGTCGGCTTCATCATTTAGCCATATCACAACGTTTAAGTATTTAGCACCATTATCAAAAGGCTTTCCTTCCTTATTAGTGCTTACAATCTTTGTCTTGTCAATTTTGTTTAGGTCTATTGAACCAGTTAGCATTTTACTCATTTGTTTTTTGTTTAAATTATTAATTAATAGAGTGCCTTAAAGATAAGGCTTTTATTGTTCACTTTGCCTAAATACAGCATAATTATTTTCATACAAACCAAGCAAGATGTTTACTTGATTGCGTAATCTAATCCTATTGGCAGAATCTTGCATTTGCCCATTTATTTCGCTTTTAAGCCACTTTTTCACTTCAGATAACTTAGTATTTAACTCCAAATAAAACTGCTTTGTGTGCTTGTCTGTTGGTGTTTGCTTTAATCCTTCCATAAATTCCAGGTAACCATCACCATAGATTCTCTTTATCCCTTGTATGTAGTTCATAGCATCACCACTTTTAAAATGATTTGATTCAAAAGATTGGATGTGGATGTTGTGAAGATTAAATCTTATCTGACTGCTTCCACCTGCGTGATAAAAATGTCCAGCGTTCATCTTTCCAAAGTTTCCAGTTGCTATGCAAGGCTGACCATTGTCAATGATACGCACTAACTCGTTTATCTTTGGCTGAATCATCGTGCTTTTAACCTTGCTTAAACTCATTAGGTTAATCTTTTGCTTTTGGTCTTGCAGTCTTTCCTTGTGCTTTGTTTCTTTCTTTGCTTTTATCGTGTGTCGGTTTAAAGTTTCTTTGCCCTCATCCGTTCCGTACAGCCATTTTTGAAAGCATTTATGCTCAAAACATAAGCCATACTTTCTGCGTTCTACCAATTCGCCACATCCGTATCCTTTAGCCTTATTTATGCCTTTGCATTTTTTCATTGCTCTAGTGCTTCCTTGACCTTGTGGTATGTGTCGCTTAAATCTTGATTGTAAGAATTTGGATGTAATGCGTTTTTTACTTCATTTAAGGCATTGATAATTGTGCTGTGGTCTTTATTGCCAAATAGCTTTCCTATGTCTTTAAGGCTCATACTGGTATTATACTTTAGCCAGGCTATTAAACTATATCTGTAATAAATCACATCTCTTGACCTTTTATGTAAAAAATGCTTCCTGCTTACATTCAAATCATCACACAATATTTCAATATAACTTGCCACCACATTACTCAAATGGTGACCACTTCTTTTAGGTGATATTCTGTGTATCGTTAAGTTTATTTCCTCTCGATAATTTGG